TATGAGGAGCTGGAAGGCGAATGAAAATTGAGAATGTTATCTTCGGCAATTTGATTAACAATGAGGAGTATGCACGCAAGGTAATTCCATTCTTACAGTCAGACTATTTCAGTGACCAGGTTGATCGTACAGTGTTCGACCTGATCACTGACTATGTGAACAAGTACAACTCGTTTCCGACTAAGACTGCGCTTGACATTGATTTGAACGAGAAAACTGGCTTGACTGAAGAACAGTTCAAGCGAGCCAAAGATCTCGTGTCAACTCTTGACAAGTCTGAAGAGAAGGATATGAATTGGCTTGTTGACTCCACCGAGAAGTTCTGTAAAGACAAAGCTCTATATAATGCTCTGATGCAATCGATTCAGATTGTAGATGATAACAAAAAGGATAGCATCAGTGTTGGTGCTATTCCTAAGATTTTGCAGGACGCTCTTGGTGTTTCATTCGACAACTCGATTGGTCACGACTTCCTTGATGATGCCGATGCTCGTTATGAGTTCTATCATCGCAAGGAAGTTCGTATTCCTTTTGATCTTGACTTCTTTAACAAGATTACTCAGGGTGGCCTACCACGTAAGACACTGAATATTGCTCTTGCTGGCACTGGTGTTGGTAAGTCTCTATTCATGTGTCACGGCGCAGCTCAAAATCTTTTGTCTGGCCAGAACGTTCTTTATATCACCATGGAAATGGCTGAAGAAAGAATTGCTGAACGTGTGGATGCAAATCTACTCGGTGTAACGCTCGACGAATTGAAGGAGCTTCCACAAGCAATCTACTATAAGTTGATTGGTCGTGTTCGTGATCGTGCCAAGGGCAAGTTGATTGTGAAGGAGTATCCAACTGCAACTGCTGGTTCGGCTAACTTCAGGCATCTACTGAATGAACTGAATTTGAAGAAAGACTTTGTTCCAGATATTATCTATATCGATTATCTAAACATCTGTGCTTCTTCTCGTATCAAGGCAGGATCGAATGTAAACTCCTACACCTACATCAAAGCAATTGCTGAAGAGCTTCGTGGTCTGGCTGTTGAGTTCAATGTTCCAATTGTCTCGGCTACTCAGACAACTCGTTCTGGCTATAGTAACTCTGATGTTGGATTGGAAGATACTTCTGAATCGTTTGGTCTACCAGCAACGGCTGACTTTATGTTTGCTCTTGTGACCAGTGAAGAACTTCGCCAACTCGATCAAATCATGGTCAAGCAGCTCAAGAATCGTTATGGCGATCCTGCTGTTCATAAACGATTCGTGATTGGTGTTGACTATTCAAAGATGAGACTCTATAATGTAGAAGCCTCTGCTCAAGAAGATCTCATGCAGGACGACGATGTTCCTGTATTTGATAAGTCGAGTTCTGGTAGTAGACTCAATGAAGAATCAAAGCCAGTTAATAAGTTCAACAAAAACAAATTTCAAGGATTCAAATGATGGTTAACTATAAGATTGTAAATGACAAGCAGCTGATTGATATTGGTGGTGGCTATGTTGAACAAGGTGGTGATATCCTTGAAACCAAAACCGATCAGATTGTACTCTCGGGACTAGGAATGCGTAAGGCTAAAGAGATGGTTCGTCACCTCAATTTTGGTGGTGGATTTGATGGATTCACACCATCATTTTTTTTAGCTAAAACCAAATTTTCTTTTAACGAATCAACTTTTCTCGTATAAATATATGTACACTATGTGGTGCGTGGATTTGCGGTTTCATCCGTAAAAGAGGCAAGTGTCTTAATTGACGACTGGAATAGGCAGGATTACAGGTGGGGTTCCTCCTGCTACACGCATTTGGAGGGGAGTCGAGAGGCTCCCCTCTTTTTTTGTTTACAATATATTCAAAACATGATATAAAGGTTCTCTAGCAAGGAGAATTTTAATGAATCGGTTGGAAAAAATAAAAATCTTAGATGAATTGTTTTTCAATTTAGAAACTCATATCTGGTTTACAGAAGACACATCAGAACAAATTAAACTGAAAGATCAAATTGCCAAATTTGGTAAATTTGAATCGCTTCGTGCTGCCTGGAGGAAAAGAGAAGATCGTCGAGCTTGGTTGAAAAGAGCCAGTGAATATGATATCATTATCGAAGAACTGGATGGCACGACGAGAAAGCAAAATCGCCTTGAATACGAAATTGAACGTGGCAACATAAGCAAAAAAGATTTTGAATTAATTAGCAACGATGCATTTTTTAGTTGACATTTTTATCAAAATATACTATACTAATAATATAAGGAATGAACAAAGGAACTGATTATGACTGCATTTGCTAAAACCAACTTCGAATCTGGCAACGGTGGATACCTCCACTATAACACTGGTACGGAACGTAAGTTCGTTGCTCGGTTCAAGCATCGTGGTCCAGTTACCAAAGCTAAGTTCATCAAGACTCTGATCAAGCACTACACCGTCGAAGAATATTTCGCTCGCCTCGGTGGTGCTTACAACGCTCAGGGTGAAGCTCCTCTGCAGATTCTCATGAACGATGAGATCCTGGTTTTCGATCGTGATGAACTTGGTCGTGGTTACTTCATCCTTGATGGAAAACAAATTTAATTGTTGACATTTTTCCAAATATAGTATAGACTAAACTATCAGATGGCGATGGATCCCGAGTGGGATTTCGTATATTGCTGAATTGCTAGGTGTCCTGGTCCGTCGCCGTCTGATCTTTTTGAGGTTATCATGAACTACGAATTTCCTACTATCCGAAACATCTCTGATGTGCTGCCTGCAATTGAAGGCCGCGATGAATTTGTCGTGGCTGTCAAGGAAGGCTATACTGTCATCAACTATAACGTGATGATGGCTGATACGTTCGACTGTAACATTCGTCGTGAATGCCGTGGTATCATCTTTGACACAGCTACTGGTGACATCATTCGTCGTCCGTTCCACAAGTTCTTCAACGTCAATGAACGTGAAGAGACTCAGGACCATGTAGTCGATTTGTCGCAGTCTCATGCTATCCTTGAGAAGCTTGATGGTTCAATGATCGCTCCATTTGTTGTGGACGATCAACTAATCTGGGGTACGAAGATGGGTGCTACTGAGGTGGCAGAGCCTGTCGAGGACTTCGTCCTGCTTAACGAAAACTATAGTCAGTTTGCACGTTTCATAATCAGACGTGGGTATACTCCTATCTTCGAGTGGTGCTCGCGTAAGCAGCGTATAGTCCTTGACTACAAGGAAGATCAGTTAATCCTGACTGCTATACGTGATCTGACTACCGGTCGTTATATGTCTTTGGACCTTGTGATGAACACAGCTGATCTGTATTTCATTCCTACGGTTCGTCAATTTGAACCACAGTCCGATATGAAGTCTTTCATTGAATACGTTCGTCTTCTAGAAGATCGTGAAGGCTTTGTTGTTCGTTTCTCCGATGGACACATGCTGAAGCTGAAGTGCGACTGGTATGTTCAGATTCACAAGGCCAAGGAAAAGATCCTTCAAGATCGTAACATCGTTGAGTTGATCCTCGACGATAAGCTCGATGATGTGAAAGCTCACTTGCCTCAGGAAGATCGACTTCACCTGACTCATTTTGAGATCCAATTTAATCTTGCGGTTGCTGATGTAGTCTTTATGTTGGATAATGATCTTAGATATCTGCGTGAAGAAAACATCGATCGTAAGACCTTTGCTCTAGAGCGTGCTGAAAGGTATGATCAGTATATGCGAGCATTGATCTTCAAGAACTTTGATGAACTCAACCACGACAAATATTGGGATGATGTTCGTAACACGATTCGTAACAACCTGACCAAGACTGTGAAGTACGAAGCGATTCGTGATGCTTGGTTTAAAGGAGTGATTTACAATGCCTAAGTGTATAATGTTAGTTGGTGTTCCTGCATCTGGTAAATCAACTTGGCACCGCAACAAGTACGGTGAATATCCGCCAACTGTGGCGTCAACTGATAGAATAATTGAACAAGTAGCTAGCAGTTACGGTATGACATATGATGAAGGATTCAAGGGACTGATTCAGTTTGCCGAACAGGTAATGTGGAGGCAAATTACTACATGTCTGATGCGTGGAAATGATTTTATTATCGACCGCACCAATCTGACTGCGAAATCTCGTGCTAAGTTCATTCAGAAACTGGCACTGGCATTGCATCGTTATGAGATTGAGGCTATTGTGTTTCCTGAGGTTGGTTCGGAAGCTCTTTCAAAGGAAGAGTGGAAGCGTCGCCTGAACTCGCGACGTGGCAAGACCATTCCTCAGGAAGTTCTTGATAAGATGATTGATAGCTATGAGATTCCTCTCATGTCAGAAGGTTTCGATAAAATTACGTTTGTGTGAAAATAACTGTGTACATAATATAATATTTAGTGTAGGGTGAGAATATGACAAAGTTTGTAAATCGTTTCGTAATCTCTGACCATCACCTTGGTCATCAGAACTCATGGGAAAAGTTCAAGTTGGAGGATGGTAGTCCTCTCCGTCCGTTCTCCTCTAACGAGGAAATGAACGAGACTATGATCGAGCGTCACAACGCGAAGGTCAAGGAGCAAGACACTGTCTACTTTCTCGGTGATGTTGTTATCAACAAGAAGTATCTTGAACTGGTGAAGCGGATGAACGGTCGTAAGATCCTTGTTCGTGGCAACCATGATATCTTCAAGGACGAAGAGTATCGTGAGGTTGGTTTTCAACAGCTTCACGGTGTTCGTGTGTTCGTGGATAAGTTCATCCTGAGCCATATCCCTCTGCATCCTGACTGCGTGACAGAACGATTCCGTGTCAACGTACATGGCCATCTACATGCAAACCAGGTTATGAGTTGGCAAGTTATCGACGAGGATATTGTTTATAAGCCAGATCCTCGCTACCTTTGTGTATGTGTCGAGCAAACTGATTACACGCCTCTTCATTTTGATGAGGTAGAAGAAAGAATTCAAGATCGTTGGGACGATTCAGTATATGAAAGTCCCGCAAAAGCATGGGGTAATGGAAGTGGTCCAGGTTAAGGAGTTGTTATGAGTAAAATAATTGTTGCTTTTGTTGCGTTGTTTATAGTATTATATACAAGCATCGATATTTTCCGCAGGCTAACCGGAAAAGAACGAATGCAATTTGTTGCGTTAGCTGGTTACTCGTTAGCAATTGCGACAGTCACTACTGCTGTTGCTATGGCTATCGTATTTTTGTTTTAATTGAAAAGGAATGTATAGAATGAATCGTATTGCTAAAATTGCTGTGCTCGCTGGTCTTATGGCAACGACTGCTGCGTGTACTCGTATTGAAACTGGTGAAGTAGGTGTTCGTCGTGCTATCGACAAGACCATTGAAACCACAGAGTTGATGCCAGGATCAATCAACCAGACACTGTTTGGCGATGTTATGACCTTCCCTACCAAGGACGTCTCTGTTGATGTTGTTGATCTGACTCCGTTGGCTTCGGATAACTCGACAGTCGCAGACTTTGATATGGCTGTGATCTACTCGATTAATCCTGGTTCTGTTGCAGAACTTTACATTGAGAAGAACCGTGGCTTTCATGCTGAGACTGAAGAAGGTGACACACTGTTGATGTACAACTACATTCGTCAGCTTGGTCGTAATGCTGCTTACAAAGTTGCTCGTAAGTACGAGTCCTTGAAGATGGCTGACAATCGTGCAGAGATCGAACAGCTTGTTCGTCAAGAAATCGTTGCGCAACTTGCTTCAGAGAAGCTTGACGGTTCGATCGTAGTCTCGCAGGTTCTTGTTCGTCAGATCAAGCCTGCTGCCAACATCGTAGCATCGGCTAACCAACTGGTTCAGGCACAGAACGCCGAGAAGCAAAAGCTGGTAGAGGTTCGTACTGCTAAGTTGGAAGCTGAGCGTATTGCCGCTCTGAACGCCAACAAGGGTGCTACCGAGTACATGGCTGCTATGGCTCTACAAGACATCGCTGAAGGCGTGAAGAACGGCAAGGTGAATACGGTTGTGGTACCTTATGACTTTAAGGGTATCATCAACGTAAGATAATTGTTGACATTAATTGAGTGGTAGTGTATAACAAAATCTGGAGGTTACTTATGACAATGCATCTTCTAGGTCCTGCTTACACTACCACTCATACCGGTAAGCGTAAGTCTAAAATGTCTGCGTCCAAGCATACCAAGATTGGTTTGGCTTGGCTCGAAGACTGTAAGTTTTGTAAGCGTATTGGTGTCAAGCCAAAAACGTTCGAAGAATACAAACAGTACCGTGCAGGCAACTATAAGCCTAAACTTCGTGGTACTCCGATGCCTGATTACAACGTATCTGATCACCGCAAAAAGTATCCTTCTCAAAACGAGATTGGTGTACACTACGGAAAGAACTCAGCTTTCGAGCGCGAAAAGCTCGAGGTAAGTAGTAAGTTTATCGTCGGCCAAGCCTATAACAAAGGCGGACTTGTTGTCCTTTCCAAGTCTGACGCGGCCGACCCGGCAACTGGTAAGAGACGCAGTTGAGTTTCATACTCCTGTTCTTGCTGTTGCCGTTCTTGGCGATCTTGGGTCTCTTCTTTTGGGTAGGGCTCAAGGTCGCCAAGGTTGCTTTTAGTTTTGTTTTATATGGATTCATATTTTTTTGTTTAATTTCTCTATTTTTCAGTTGACATTTTTATCAAATGGTGGTAGACTAAATTATGATTGAAACATTAAATCTTTATGGCGTAAGCCCGTTCAAGGTACCATTGAAAATGACCGGCATCAATTTTGATGACCATCATCTTGTTGGGTTCTCTTGGCCATACACTAATTCGCAAGGTAAGACCTACCATACTACAATGACAGAGCGTGGCTGGGTTTGCAATTGCACGGGTTTTAATTTCCATGGCAAGTGTAAGCACATTCGCCAGGTGCACGAAAGGTTAGTAGCATGATTATTCAAAACGCAGCAAGTTGTAATGGATGTGGAGACTTCATTGTCTCTAAGCATCGTCATGATTTTGTGACTTGTACATGTGGTGCCATCTCTGTTGATGGTGGCCAGGAATACCTTCGTCGCGTTGGTACAATGACACCTGGTTCGTACAACGACCACTCATGGGAACTTCCTGATGAACTGTATAGAGCTTGTGCCGAAGCAGTTGAGGAAGCAATGAATACCAATCGTAATAAGTTTGGTATTGCTAACGCTGTAATGCGTAAACTACGTGAAGCACACCGTGTTGTTGCTGATCACGAACCACGTATCTTTGCTGAGAACAAGAACCTTGATGAGATCATGGTTGAAGAAGCTGATGGAACTGTTAATCGTTATAGAAAGGTGAATATTGATGAGTAAGATTACTGTAGAACTTGATTGGGAAACTATTGACAACATTATTGTTGAGCAACTCTTTGAGTCGCGTTCAGCTTTGTTGAAAGACTATGAGCGCGGTAATGCAAAGGTGTTTTCACTAGATCCTAAAGAGGATCGCAAGCAGATTCGCAAGATGATTAAGTCTTTTGAGCGTGTTATCAGCTGGTATACTGTTCCTGGCAGCGTTGAGTTTGATGAGTTAGACAAGTAAAAGGAATAGACCTTGAATCCGAATCCTAATTGTGAAGGCGAGTGTCGCTTTCAATTTGGTATGGGTATGACTACGTGTATGTACTATCCGCCGGTTTATGACAAGCATGGCAATAACACAAATCCTGATGGTAATATAACTTCTGGATTGGTGTCGTGCAATGTTTGTGATAAACAATGGGGCTATTCAACACAGTATGGTGAAACCACATTTAATGAGGTAAATAATGCCTAAGTATCTTGTAGAGACAATCGACATGTTTCGCATGCGATATGTCATTGAATGTGAAAGCGCAGATGATGCCAAAGATACTGTGACTTTCAAAGAGGCTGAAGAGTTTAGTCAGTTACATCTTGACGAGACAATCACTTCTACTCGTGTTATCGATGATGCAGAGTATCTTCGCTTGTTTGACGAGGACAATGACTATCTTAAAGCTTGGCCAGAAGAACAGAAATTTAAATACGTGCATAAGGTAGAAGACAATGGAACAGAATGAAGTTTATACAATTAAGCTTATCTCGGGTGAGGAAATCATTGCACGAGTGAAGCAAGAAGGTGGAGTGACTGAGCTCATTAAGCCACGATCTATTGCCATGACTGGTAATGGTGGATTCGGTATGATGCCATGGTTGGTGTCTGCACCTGATAGTAACGTATTGATCTCTGATACGACTATTGTTGGCGCCGTGAAAACTGGCCAGATGGTAGCAAATCAGTATATTAAGCAGACCACAGGAATTCAGATATAAAACGGTGTACAATATTTCGTGTTTGATGTATTAAGGTATTATTATGAATTTATTTGTTCTTGATAGTGATCCAGTTGTAGCCGCTCAATTGCAGTGCGATAAGCACGTTGTCAAGATGATTGTCGAGTCAGCTCAAATGCTTTCGACAGTTCATCGTATGCTTGACGGCGTACAGACTCGTGTGCCATCAAAGTCTGGCAAGACCATGTCAAAGGCATGGACTCTTCCTGACAGTCGTGAGGATGTTCTGTATCGTGCAGTTCATATGCATCACCCTTGTACCATCTGGACGGCCGAGAGCAACAACAACTACAACTGGCATTATGTCCATTTTGTAGCTCTCTGTGACGAGTATACGTATCGTTATGGTAAGGTTCATGCCACTGATACGTTGCTACGTGAGGCACTCAAGCAATTGCCTCGTAATATTCCTATTGGTTACAAGACTCCTCAGCCACTAGCCATGAAGGCCAATCCTGAGTGTATTAACTACAATGATATCGTAGGATCTTATCGTAAGTTCTATCAGACCAAACAGGATCGATTCAAGATGGCATGGACTAAGCGGCCAACTCCAGAATGGTTTATTGCCGCTTAATAGTATAAATAAGATTAATATGGCCAGCCCCTCTGTTGCGTTGCACAAGGGCTGGCCTTTTTTTATATGATAAATAGACTGAGGAGTTTTTTATGAGTGCAGCATCTGACAAGTACGAAAAAGACGTAGCCGACAACATCAATAGTATTCCTGGTGTTACAGCTACGCGTCCTCCTGGTGCTACTGACTTATCTGATGTTAAAATCACTTCCTATAATAATAGACGTATTGATAAAGTTTGGGTAGAAGTCAAGATGTCGCACACCGACAATCTATCTAATCCTCGTGTATTTTATAGTGATGGTAAGTGGCAAACAACATATAAAACTCCAGCTGCAGCCGAAGCAGTTAAGATTTTGAACTCATCAGCTAAAGCAAAGCAGTTCATTAAAGACATTTCTAAATACTCTGGCATTCCTGAGAAAGTGATTAAGATTCCTACCAGCAAAGGTGGACTAAATGAACCGGGTGCTGTTCCATTACACGTTATGAAATCTTATTTCTCTCAGTCAAATGTTAATCGTTATATTGCTAATGAACCTGGTATGAATCTAGGTGCACTTGTAACTCGCCACTATTTAGAAGGCAAGAGAGAACCAGCATACTATATGCAAGCTGGAGACGACTTTTACATGATTGGTAAAGGTAATCCGCTTGGGCTTAACACCGCCATTCCAGTTTTATCTGGAGAAGGTGACTTTAAAGTTCGTGTATCGACTCGCTCGCAATTTTATGAAGTTCAGGCCGAGATTAAAATCACCAAAATGCCTGATAGCAAATATTCGGTCAAGCCAGGAACTGCGAAAAAAAATCCATTTTTACGCTAAAATAAGTTGACATTTTTTTCAAAACAAGATATAAAGATAATATGAAAAAGATAAACAGATTTAGAAATTTTGTAGGTTCCGGAACTCTCACGATCTTTGATATCGATGAGACGCTCTTTCATACCAAAGCCAAAGTTGCTGTAGTAAAGGATGGCAAGGTTGTTCGGATGTTGGACAACCAGGAATTCAATACCTACAAACGTAAGGCTGGTGAAGAATACGACTTCAGAGAGTTTGCATCTGCTGAAGTGTTTCGTAAGACCTCTACACCAATTGTAAGAATGATCGAAAAGGCAAAGGCTATTGTCAAAGCCAAAAAGAACGTTCATAGCCGAGCAATTATTGTAACTGCTCGAGCTGACTTTGACGATAAGGAAATGTTCCTTCAGACTTTCCGCGATCATGGTCTTCCAATCGACTCAATGCACGTTGAGCGTTCAGGTAATCTAGGAATGGATTCACCTGCTGAAGCAAAGAAAGTTGTGTTTCGCAAATACCTAAATACTCAAAACTACACTAAAACTCGTTTATACGACGATGCGATGAGTAACCTGAAGGCATTCCTTGAACTCCAAAAGGAATACCCTAATGTTAAGTTCGAAGCTTATTTCGTGAAACCAGATGGATCGATAAAGACAATCAAATGACAGCATTTAAAAATTTCCTCACAGAAGAAGCCAGCGAAGAAAAGCTGAAGCACCTCGAACACGCAGAAGATCATGTGATTAATGCTGGTGGCGAGGGTTTCTCGCATGCCTATCACAATCTCAAAGATGTGCATGACAGACTAACTGGTAAAGATAATGCCACTAAGGTAACCATGAAGTATGATGGTTCACCTTCTGTTGTGTTTGGTCGCCATCCAGAAACTGGTAAGTTCTTTGTGGCTTCCAAGTCTGCATTCAATAAGAATCCAAAGATCAACTATACGCACGAAGATATTCAGCGTAATCATGGTCATGCTCCTGGTCTTGTTGAAAAGCTCAAAGCAGCTCTTGATCACTTTCCGAAGGTAACTCCAAAGAAGGGTGTCTTCCAAGGTGATATCATGCACACACCAAATGATGTGCACGAGTCTGGTAACAAGATTCACTTTACTCCGAATACCATTACGTATTCTGCTGACAAGAATTCATCTCATGGCAAAGCTGCTTCGAGATCTAGAATTGGCGTGGCTGTTCATACCAAGTACAATGGTAAGAACCTAGAGGATATGAAAGCTGAGTATGCTCCGAATCTCGATGAGTTTGGTCTTCATAAAGATGTTCACCTGATTTCAACTGAGCATGACATGTCTGGCATTGATTACAAGCCACATCATCAAACTAAGTTTGTAAAGCATATGGCAGCCGCTGCTAAGCTTCACGCTAAGACTGGTCCGGAGACTCATACAGCCATTGAGAGCCACCGTATTCCTTTGAAGACTTATATCAACCATACAGTTCGTACTGGCACTAAGCCAAATGTGAACGAGTTTATGGCTCACCTTGCTAAGTCTCATCAGAAAAAAGTTGATTCTGTTAAGACAGATAAAGCTAAAGCTATGAAAACGGCTGCTATGGAAAGTGATGTAGCTCACATTCAACGTAATCGTGGTCATTTTGAACGTGTTCTTCAGATGCATAGCCATCTGCAAAAAGCCAAGGATGTATTGGCTAACACACTCTCGAGCCACGCTGAGTTTGGCCATAGTATTAGTGGTAAGAAATCTAAGCCTGAAGGATTTGTTGTAGTAAGACATAATCGTCCTACTAAGATCGTAGATCGTGCTGAGTTCTCAGCTGCTAACTTTAATAGGGACAAAGCACTATGAAGTCGATTCATATCACTCAAGGAAGATTCAACCCAGTGCATGCTGGCCACGAGATGGTCGTTAGACATGTAATGGGTGCTGCTCAAAAGGAAGGTGCGGATCATAAGATTCTGACAACAGGATCTCATGATGCCAAGAAGAATCCTCTGACACCTGAACAGAAGGTCAAGCATCTTTCTCGTGCTGTCAAAGGTTCTCATGTCGAGGCTATGACAAAGGACCATCCTACACTTCTTCATCAGATGTCTAAGCTACACAAGGCTGGTTACTCACATGTAACTATGCATGTTGGCTCAGATCGTGTCCATGAGTTTCATAACTTGTTACACAAGTACAATGGAACTGAAGGGAGACATGGACACTACAACTTTAAGAGCATCAAGGTCAAGTCAGTAGGTGGTGAACGCAAAGAAGGTGGAGGCGGAGTTGAATCCGCTTCTGGTACTTCAATGCGTAAACATGCCACTGCTGGTGATAAAGAATCATTCCACAAAATGGCTCCATCTGGCATGAGCAAAGCGCATAAAGATGAATTGTATCATGATGTTCGTAAGGGCATGGGTATCCACGAATCATTTATTGCAAGATTTAAGAACTGGATTAATTAATGGCTCAATGGCGTATTGACTCACACGAATGGAAACAACCACATAACGTAACACTCTTCGAAGCTGTTATGTTAGCGGATCCTTATGGAAATCTAGTAGGACCGGCAAATCCTTCAGGTGTAGCAGTTGATGCGTTTGGACGCATGCGTACGTCAACTCCATTGACTCTTTTTGATTCATCCCACCGTTATAGAGACAACGGACTTTGGTCCACATCAAATACGGCTGGTACGACGGTTGCCCATAGTACTAATCAAGGTCTCATAAATCTTACATTGCCAACGACTGCAGACGCAGAAATTATTCGCGAGTCTACTAAGACATGTTCTTATCAACCAGGTAAATCACTGTTTGTTCTCAATACATTTGTTCCTGCTACACCAAAAGCAAATCTACGTCAACGTGTAGGTTATTTTGGTGCAGAGAACGGAATTTATTTTGAGATTGACGGCACGACAGCATATCTTGTAGAGCGTTCTTATGTTACCGGTGAATTAGTAGAAACTCGAGTTGCACAGGCTAATTGGAATAACGATACACTTCAAGGTTCGGCTGTTAACATACCAGGACAGGGACTTGGTCCATGCCCATCAAACATTGAACTTGATCTGACGAAAGCTCAGATCTTTTGGATGGATATCGAATGGCTTGGTCTTGGTACAGTTCGTTGTGGGTTTGTAATTGATGGTAAGTTGGTTCATTGTCATTCATTCCATCATGCTAACTTAATTGCATCTACGTATATTACAACTGCATCGTTGCCACTTCGCTATGAGATGAAGAATACAGGAACTACTGCCAGTTCATCTACAATGGGACAAGTTTGCACATCTGTTGTTTCAGAAGGTGGATATGAACTACGTGGATTACAACAAGCTGCAACAGTTCCTATTACTGCGCCTGTAGATCTACCGACGGCTGGAACTTATTACACTGTTCTTTCGATTCGGTTAAAAGCATCTCCGAATCGATTAGATGCTATTGTAATTCTTACGGCTCTTTCAGTTCTTGGTATTACAAACAATGCTCATTATAACTGGCAAGTAAGAGCGAGTGGCACATCAAATGGTGGAACATGGGTTGATGCTGGCACAAACAGTGCGGTTGAATACAAGATTGATGGTGGCACTTATGATGGCGGTAGAATTCTGGCATCTGGTTATACTTCAGGTTCAAACCAGGGATCAACATCTGTTGATATTCTAAAAGAAGCTCTCTTCAAGTTTCAATTAGAAAGAAATGGTCTTACAGGCGAGCCTTTTGAACTATCGTTGGTGGCTGCATCAAACTCCAATGGCGCAGACATATATGCTTCAATGGACTGGGAAGAAATTTCTAGATAAGAGTTTCTTTCTTATAAATAACATGGCGGTTAGGCTACGGCAATCCCGTTTGTTTACAGATAAGCCCAAGGGAAACTCTGATGGAAGATAAGAAGAATAAACCGGTACCAGAAAAGAATATCAAGAAGCCTACGGGCAAGTCTGCAACTGGTAAACCACTAGACGGCATTGAAATCAATCCTCAGCTAGATGACAAGCGCCGTACAAACGAGGACTTTGCCGTCCTAACCGCAACCTTACAAGAGCGTAAGGCATTGACGTTAGCACAACGTCAACAAAGAGGTCGCCAACTCAAGCGCATTCAGCCAAAGATTCAGAGAGCCAAAGAGATCTCACAAGCTCGTCTTGCTGGACCAGAAAAGCTACAAAGACGTGCTGAAGCCAAAGCACGTGCGTTCCTCAAATCAAGAATTTCTGCTCGCAAGGATATTCCTTACGCAGAGCTGACAACATCTGAAAAGATTCAGGTAGATACGGCCGTTGCCAAGAAGACAAAGCTGATTAAGAGAATCGCTGCACGTCTTCTACCAAAGCTGAGAAAAGCCGAATTCGAAAGACTCAAGTCATTCCACTCTGGTGAACCAATGAAGAGTCTTCATACGGTTACTGCAAGTGAAGAATTTTCTGGTTTGTTTAATGATCTGAATGCCAAGTCAACACTTGAACTTGTTGACATCATTGAGAATGCGATTACCAAGTTTGAAAAAGAAGGTAATCCAGTTAGCATTACTCTACGTAGAATGCTAAACTCTACGGTTGGTACAGATCCAATTACAGAGACTCTTATTAAAAAAGCTGAAAAAACTGGTGTTCCGTTCTCGACTTTGAAAGAAGTATTCGAGCGCGGTCTTTCGCTATATGTAAATGAATCTAATCAAACACCAGAACAGGTTGCATTCAATCGAGTCAATAGCTATATTGCCAAAGGCAGAGCTTGGACTCTTGATGCAGATCTTCGTGAAGAAAGAATTGTTAATGAAGAACTTGACAACGCTTTCAAATCACTTCTAGAAAAGAATGATATGTGCGGTCAAGAAATTGTAGATCGTCGTCCTATTACTCTCAAAACAAAAAGACGTCAACAAGAAGTTCAAAAAAAGATCATTGACGAATCTGGTAATACACCTTATGTAAAGCCATTTGTTGAAAAAGGAAGCACAACACAGCGTGGCTGGAAAGCTTCAAACAAGCATGGCAAGGTCAAGTACTTTGGCATGGACTTTAAGGCTTCAGCACATAAGCATGCTGGTATTTCTGAAGATACAGCTGACAAGAGAGAAATTGGTACAGACTCTCTGACAAAGAAGTACAAGAAAGATACTCCAGGCCAAGATAATTCTAGCCTCAATGAAACATTCAATATGGCTTGGACTGCAGGTATTGGTGTAACTCTTTCTGCAGAAGAATGCGGCATTAAAATGAAGCCAGCATTTGAACTTCATCCAGATGTAGTTGATGCAATGGAAGAAGTTCGTTCTGCTGATGTTGAAGGTGTAGTTGTTAGAACCAGCGATGGTAAAACAATTGTACGTAAGCAAAAAAGAAATAGAAAGATTATTGGAACCGGTAACTTAACAGATGGGAAGCCAGATGATACGGTTTAAGAATTTCATTTCAGAAGCTCGTGGCGAAGATTCTAAGGGTCACTATAGATCCACAGAGTCTGGCGCAGGTATGACTCAAAAAGGGATTGAAGCTGTTCGCAGAGATAATCCTGGATCGAAGCTTCAAACAGCTGTAACTGGTAAAGCCAAGCCTGGATCGAAAGATGCCAAGAGACGTAAGTCTTTCTGTGCTCGTATGGGTGGCATGCCAGGACCAATGAAAGATGAGAAGGGGCGTCCTACACGTAAGGCGATGTCACTTCGTAGATGGAGATGCAGAACATAATGGAAGAAGTGATTAACCCTCTTAAGATCGCATTTGCAGATACTTATGCATTCTATGTGAAAGCTCAAAACTATCACTGGAATGTAGAAGGTCCTATGTTTGCAATGTATCATGATTTCTTTGGTAAGATCTACGAAGAGGTAGGTGGAGCTATTGACCAGTTCGCCGAAGAAATTCGTGCTCAGAACGCTTATGCTCCAGGCGCATTTAGTAGATTTAGTGAACTGACAAACATCAGAGATGAAGTTCTTATTATTAAGCCAGAGTTAATGGTTGCAACGTTGTTTGCAGATAATGCTATTGTTCTTGCTTCTCTTCAACGTGCAAGAGACGAAGCTGATAAGTATGGTCAGAACGGTTTGGTAAATTTCATTGAAGAAAGACTTGACCAACACAATAAACATGCTTGGATGCTAAGGGCTTCAACGAAATGAGTTATAGATCTTTAGAATCTAAAATTCGAGATATATACGAAGGTAATCACATTGCTTTGGGTGCTGTTGAGTCTGATCAGAACGATCAGATTTCAGTTGGTTCATATACCACCAAGGCATTTGAGGTTTCACCTGAAGCACAGAAGCTTTATGCGGATCTTCCAAAAGATACGAATGCTTCTGATGCTCAGACAGCGGCTGAGAATTTAGATAAATTATTTGATATTGTCAAGGATGTTCATCATACTGGTAAAGCAACATTAGCACATATTGCTCGTGCTACTATGCATGGTGATATTGTAATGAGACACGCCGTTGGAATGAAGCTTGAAAAAGAACATGAAGCTATTGTAAAAGCTGCAATGGATTCACTTCATACTCAATCCGGTGAACATGATAATGAAATTGATCCAAACGCCGATTACCATCCGGCTGATGATAAAAGATTTTATAACCCACCAAAAGGAAATGCTCCTGATCCGATTGCAGGACCCCAAGGTGATAAAGATATAGATAACCTAAAAAGATACCTTATCAAAAGGTCTCGTGCGGCAGAACGCAAAATTAAAATTATAGATGCAGACTAAAGGACTAATTAAATGTTTACAAAGAAACTAGAAGATCAATTTTCTGCCGACCTTCTGAATACCGTAAAAGGTATTCTAGGCGAGGCCAAGAAATGCCCAAAAGATTGTGAATGCGAAAAGTGTGAAGAAGAAGATGACAAGGAAGAAATGAAGGAAGGCAAGCGCGGCCTATGGGATAACATCCATGCCAAGCGTAAGAGAATCAAAGCAGGATCTGGTGAGCGCATGCGCAAGCCTGGATCTGAAGGTGCTCCTACAAATGCTGACTTTAAAGCCGCAAGTGAAGGTGTAATGCCAACCGCTGACGAACCAACTGAAGCAAATAAAAAGACTGCTCAAAAGGTTCGTGATATGATGGCAAAAGAAAAGAAGCCAGTCAAGGAAGAAGCTGAGCAGGTTGACGAAGTTTCGAAAGCTACACTTGGCCGTTATATCAATAAAGCAAAAGACTCGATTGACATGGCTTCGTATAGACAAGGTCATAAAGAAGCCCATGGCAGTTCTTCTAAACCGCTTGAAAAGAAATTGACAAAGCGTCACAAGGGTATTGAGACTGCAGTCAACAAACTGACGAAGGAAGATGCCGAGCAGATCGATGAGCTTTCAAAGGGAACAATGGGTCGTTACATCAACAAGGCTGCCACAAAAATGGGTAGTCAAGGTGTTACAGCCGGTCTCAAGATTGCTGCAGACGAAAAGTCAAGCAAGAACTTCAAGGACATGGGCAAGCGCGAAAAAGGTATTAAACTTGCTGTGAGCAAGCTGACCAAGGAAGAGCAAGACTTTATCGATGCGCTGAATGTTGATACACTTGAAGAAGCAAACATGTGGCATGTTCAACTAAATGGCAAGCGTGTATCAAAGCATTTTGATTCTGAAGATCGTGCAAAGAAGTTTGCTGAATACGGTAGCGATACTCGAAAAGGCAAATGGTCAGTTCATAAGAGCATGGCAGAAGAAGTAGAAATTGATGAAGGTAATACCAGCCCAGAAATCAAAAAAGCTTATGCCGATCTTTTAAAGACACCGGGTGGATCGCCTGAGCGTAAAGCCGCGGTTCGTCATTATAAAAGCTTACGTCAGAATCTTGCTAAAGAAGAAGTAGAACTTGAAGAAGGTCGTGGCCGTCCACCAAAGGAAGGTTCGGCTGCTTGGCATGCAAAGCAAAATCAAGCCAGCGACGATATGGTAGCTCTTGGTATGCAACTTCGTAAAGCCAAGTCAATGAACAAAAAAGTTCGTTTCATGGACAATAAGGAACATGAAATTTCTGCTAACCATGCAGATCGCTTTGAAGATCACATGGCTGCTCGCAGAACTACTCAAGAAAAAGCTGCTTTCCAAAAGCAAGCTCATAAGTCACACGCAGAATTTGTCAAGGCTGTATCTGCTCCAGTTCCTAAGGCTTCGAAGGACACTGGCGAGATCGTAAGATATAGGCACTAATATGGCTATCAACGTAGGCGGTTTAGTAGTTAATGGTGTAGATGTCGTAAAGGCACAGGAAGAATCTGCTACAAAGGAGATTATTCTTTCTGAGAAGCCTATGCCTGAACACACCGTGATGGTCAATGGTCGACCAAAAAGATTTCATAAGAAAATGTCTCAGTACATGATCGACATGCTCACTACAGAAGAATAATAAATAAAAGAAAGTTCTTAGGAGGAAACTACAATGGCTCAATGGGGCAATACAGATGACGCTGCAAACTCGGTCCTATGGGCTACAGCGTTAGTTAACAAAACACCTAACACAACAAACCAATCAGCTCTGTTTGGTAACACAACTGTTGGTGCATTTATTGCTAATGAAGCAGTAGGCCAATTTGGTCTAGATGCTACAGAAATTCGTGTTTCTGGCAATGCTGCAGTTCAACAGTATATTATTACCAACCCAGGTTCTGGTTACGCTGCAAATGCTGCTGTAACAGTTGCAAATACATCTGGCGGCGCAAATACACAGCTTGCTAATTCTGCAGCAACAGGTGGTCGCATTACTGCAGTCACAGCTAACGTAACTGTTGGTGGATATACATCTGCTCCTTCAGTAACAATTGCTGCACCAGGTGCACAAAGCTTCAATGCTAACTCAGCTGTCACAAACGCAACAGACGCTATTGCAATCTCATCTGCAAATAGTATCTTCCTTGCTGGCGACAGAGTAACCTATACTGTTGCTGCTGGTAATACTGCGCTGACAAACCTGGCATCAGGCACAGCATATTTTATCAAGACATCGAACTCAACAGCTGTTACACTTACAACTGTTCCTAACGGTGATACGATCGACCTGACAAAGGGCCTAACAGAAACCGGTCACTCTCTGACAGGTGAAACTGCTACTGCAGTTGCTGAACTGACTGAAGCCGGTTACACCAAGGGTGCAGCTCATACTGGTTGGGTAATGCGCACAGTTGGTACTGGTGGTCGTGCAGGTCGCGTACAGTACGAAACACTAGTTGCATTTGGTGGCAACTTCTCGGATGACGCATCTGACGACGCAATCCTGCCAGACGCATAAGGATAACTCATGACTGATCGTGCCAAAAAAATAACTGAATTCACTTCGATTGGCACGGCCAACACGTCGATTGCTAGCGGGGACCTCTTCATTGTTGAGGATGTCTCCGCTAACA